GTTAAAAAAATATCGAAAGGTGTGTGTTTTTTTATTTTTTTTTTTTGCTTTACAGGCATAAATATTTGGTTTTGCAAAGGTTATGAGCGTTGATTTGTAAGGATGTCACTATATAGGAGCTGGTTATGAGCGATTCGGAATGTCTCAAAATGGCTCGGCAAAAATCGAGAAAGGAAAGGTAAAAAATTATGAGGACAGGACCGGAGCGGCAACATAGATTCTTTAAGGCCAGGGCAATAAAGTGGCAGAGGAAATTAAACAGACTCGGCGAAAAGGCTCTTGAACCGGAGAATTTTTCAAGTCTGATGATGGAAGGTCGGACATTAATGATTTTTATGGCAGCCGAAGCGAAGAAATGAAAAAAAGAGAAGAGTTCAAGTATATTCAGCTGAGTTATGAAGAGGTCTACCGCGAGATGGTCGAGCGGGGCAAGGATTGTTCGGCCATGATTAGATTGTTCCTGAACGTAAAGTATATTCTGCCGTCGGGACCGGCAGAGCAATTGGAGATCATAGCAAGGCGCTACGCCCTTCGCAACGACAAGGACCGGGGAAGCGTCCAGTCGCCGGGCTCGATAAATTTCCTCGAGGAAGGATGGCATGGAGCCATAGATAGGCCAAAAAAGGTAAAATCAGGTAAAAATTAAGGGAACATTTAACAAAAAATCAATGATATTATTATCAGAAAAAAAGAAAAAACCCGCGAAGCGGAAATCAAAGAAGCCCCGGCGGCGCACGAGCCGAGCCAAGCCTTCGCGGCGCCTGAGCGAAGCAAACTCTCAGCGTCTCGGCTTCACCTGCGAGGACCTGGCTGCCGCCGATGTCGAGTTCGACGGAGTGCCGAACCTGTCGAAGTACCTTTCCAGGCATCCGAGGCTCAGGGCGGCGTTCGAGCGGGGCCAGTTTCTGCGGAGCTTGAAGGGCTTAGCTGCGGTGGTGATGACCGTTTCGGAGGCGGCGCACAAGCTGGGGCTGGCCTCGGGCGAGGCGTTGCGTGAGATACTCGATACCGACGCCGAGGCGGCCGATTTATGGTCCCAGACCAGGCTCGATACGATACTGGCGGCGAGAAAGGCGCTGCTGGCGGCGGCCAAGGAGGGCAACCAGACGGCTATACGCACGGTCGAGAACTATCTTCGTGAGGAAAAGCAGGCGACCTCGGCCGGCCCGATGGACCTGCTTCGGCTCGGCCAGAAGGAGCTGTGCGATTTGATGAGCATATCGAGGGTGACTATCAACGAATGGGAAAAGAGGCAGGGGCTGCCCCGCAATACCGACAAGACCTATGACCTCAAGCAGGTGATCGACTGGTACGGCGGCTTTTGCCAGAGGCGGGGCAGTGCGAGGATCGAGCCGGCGGACAAGTTGCGGGACCTGAAGGCGGAGAAGATGCTGGTCGAGCTGGCCGAGCGGAAGGGCGAGCTGCTCTCGAGAGAGGAGGTCGTAGCGGGCCTTATCGCCCGGCTCCAGCAGATAGTAGGCGCGTTTAAGTACTCGAGGCGCGAGCTGGCCATGATGGTGCACGGCCAGACGGTCGAGCGGATAGAGGACATACTGGGCCGGTTTTTCGAGGACCTTCAGCGGGGCTGGCTTTCCGTGCCGGATTTTTTGAAGGTCCCGCCGGAGGCGGAGGGCAAATTGATTGAACTGTTTGAGATTTTAAGCGATGATAAGGCTGTGAATGATTCAGACGATCAAAGATAATAAATTTGAGATTTCAGATTTGAGAGTCCTGCCGCTGACCGAAGAGGAGGCGGACATATTGAAGCCTCGCGCCAGGCCCGCCTTTATCGACTGGCTGACGAACAATTACCAGCTTGAGGGCGGCACGGCGGCCATCGAAGGGCCCTGGTCGGCGGAATATACACCCTATTTCCGCGAGCCGGCCGAGTGGCTGAACGATACCACAACGCGGGAGGTCTGGGTCTACGCGTGCAGCCAGTCGGGAAAGACCACCTTCGGGACCGGATTCGTCGGCTATATAGTCGATGTGGCGCCGGGGCCGACTTTGCTTATCATGCCGACCAAGCCGGATGTGCAGAACCGGGTCGAGGCGAGAATACGCCCGATGTTCCGGGCCAACGAAGACCTGCTGCGTCACGTCCGCGGCAGGGACCGGAACATATTTATCGGCAAGCAGACGGTGATGGACCACATGAACCTGTACATCGGCTGGCCCACGACGGCCCAGGCACTCGCCGATAAGCCGGTCTGCTACGTACTGCCTGATGAGGTGGGCAAGTTCCCCGCCTTCGTGGGCGAGGAGGCGGACCCCATTTCGCTGATGAGAAAACGCCAGCGATGGTTCAAGGGACGCAGCAAGTTATTGGGTATGACGACCCCGGTGACGATAGGTGATTTGAGCGATGAGAACTGGGGCCGCGGCGATCGCTGCCAGTGGTGGGTGCCCTGCCCGAAATGCGGAAAGTGGCATCAAATCGAATGGGAGAATGTTATTATCGAGAGGCCAGGCGAGAAGCGATGGTATGCCGAGAACACGTACAAGAAGGGCAGTCACTGCTGGTATCAGTGCCCAGTGTGCAAGGCGAGATGGTCGGAGGATGAGAGGTGGAAGGCAATCTCGGTGGGCCGGTTCGTTCCGGCGGGCTGCAAGATCGACGAGCGCGGCGAGATCGCCGGGCCTATTGAGGCGGCCAGCTACCGGTCCTGCCGGATCCATGCCCTGATGCTGCACCCGATGATTGAGACGGTGGGCAGCCTGGTGGCCGAGTTTTCGGCGGCCATACGGAGCAGGGACGCCGGCAATATCCAGCCTTACAAGGACTTTGTCAATTCGCAGCTGGCGAGGCCCTGGCGTGAGGAGCAGGCGGTGCCCGAAATAGAGATCGTCAAGAGGCATATCGGCAAGTATCCAAAGGGCAAGATCCCGCCGGGCGTCCAGATGCTCACGGCGGGCATCGACGTTCAACTCGATCATGTCTATCTGCGGGTGATAGGCTGGGGCTATTTAGGCGAGTTCTGGTCGATCTTCGAGCAGAGGGTAGAGACGGGCCCGACCGACAGGCTGGAGAATCTCGTCAAGGTTTTGGATTACTTGGTGATGCGGTTCGAGCTTATGGCCGATACGAATAAGATCATGCGGATAGCGATGGGCGCGATAGACCGGCAATATAACGCCGAGCAGGTGGACGCCTTTTGCATCAAATCGGCGGGGATTATCCCTGTCATTCCGGTAGCGGGCGATGATAAGCTACAGCGGCAGAACTGGCAGGTGGGCAAGACGGCCGGCGGCCTGATGAAGCTGTACCGTCTCAATGTCACGAGCTATAAGGACGCATTGTATCGCAGCTATTTCGAGGCGGCGGCGCCCGGGCCGGGCTACGGACACCTTCACGCCGATACCGAGTATGTCGTCCTGCAGCATTTGAGCTCGGAGAAAAAGACGATCCAGCGCGTGGCCGGCAGGATAAAGTGGATCGGCTGGGTCCCGAAGACGGATGGCCTGGCGAACCATTACTGGGACTGTGACGTTTACGCCAGGGCGGCGGCGGACATTGCCGGCCTGTGGGCGCTCGGCGATCCATCCAAGAAAAAACAGGAGATACCGATACCCGGCAGGCCGATAGGCCGAAGGCCCATAAGAACGAAATATTGAAAGGACCATTATGAAAATTAATATCAAACAAATTGATTATAGAGACGAGAAGAGAAAGTTGCTGTGGTCGGAGCCTATGATATATCGAAGACTGTTCGGTGTCGGACAGATCATCATCGAAAATTATTTGAGATATAAAGCCAAGAGAGTAGCAATAGTGGACGGCATCCAGCATCTAAACTTAGAAAAAATTGGTAATAAATCACTTGAAGCACCAAAGGGGTAAAAATGGAAAAAACGATTCGTTGTGTAATATGTAATTCTGAATTTACAGATAAGGAAGTTGAAAATGTTGATTCGTGTCCAAATTGTGGACACAAAGGAGTTCCATGTTATATACCTAATGATGTAAAAATAAAAATAAACTGGCATGAACTTCATATTTTATGCTGTTGGGCTGAAAGATGGGCCTTGCAGATTGAAAAAGAAGCTCCAAGCTCTGTTGTAACTCTTGATTGTATTGCTCAACGCATACAGAAACAATATCCAAAAAAGCACTCTTTAACTTTAAGAGGGGAAGTTTCTGACATTAAGGAAAAATATCCAGAAACAAAATTGACAGATTCACAGGGGGATGAGATTGAGTAAATGGTGAGTGAAGCGATTTGTTGCCAAATTTATGTAGCCCCCGCGGCGTCTGAGCGGAATATTTGAAAGGATTGACAAGTGAAAAAGGAAAATGAAATAAAGTGTGAAATATGTGGAAAAAGAGCAACAATAGCAATAAGAAATATGACGTCAAAAACAAATCTTTTAAGTGGTTTTGTGGAAAAAAAACCTTTGGGCAAACCTCATTATTTCTGTGATGATCACAAAAGGGAACCACAAATTATTGATATAACAGAACAATTCTAAATTGATTCTTAGCCGCCGCGGCGTTTGAGCGGGGGGAACTGAAAGGATTAATAATGTCAAAAATTAAATCAAAATCATCACAATCTCAAAGTGACTCTCAATCTTCCTTATCGAGCAGTGCCGGAGGACAGATCGAGCAGCCGCGATACGCATTTCCCTCAGTCTCCCGATGTCCCCGCTGCCGGGGCATGCAGACCAAGGCGACCAGCACACAGGGAAAGATTCAATACCGCGTCTGCCAGTCGGCGGTCTGCCGTAAACGATATGCCGTGATCGGAAAAGAGGTATGAGCGATGAAGATATTCTGCGATATCGACGGCGTTTTGACGGACTTTCCCCGGGCTTTTAACGAGAGATATGGTCTTGATATTGCTTATGAATTGTTCGGTGAAGGCGATTTTCCCGCATTTATGAACAAGACCATCGAGCAGATTGACGCAGATTTGGACTTCGATTTCTGGGCCAATCTGCCCTGGACAAGATATGGCCGGGTATTTTTGGACTGCCTCGAATGGATTTACGGTCAGAAGAACATTTATCTTTTATCGTTCCCGTCTTATTCGCCGGCCGGGCCTGCGGGCAAGATCGCCTGGGTGCGGAGGGAGCTGGCCGGTTATGCAAACAGACTGATACTGGCAACGGATAAATGTTCGTGCGCAAGTGGCGATGCGATATTGTTCGATGACAGGCCGAGAAACATAAGAGAATTTAAGGCCGCCGGCGGCAACGCCTTATTGGTTCCCGCGCCGTGGAACGACGGAAAATTTTGGTTTGGTATTTGAAAGGAATTGATCATGTTGAAAAAGAAAGAGAAGGTAAAACAATTGCGCCGAAAGCCTGAGCCTGACCTGATGAATTTGCTGGCTCCGTACCGGGAGCTTCACGGCAAATTATGGGAAGCTATAATCAGCGGGCGGTTTATGATTACCATCCATTGTCAGAAAAAGGTCCCCGGCAGCAACAACGATTTTCAGCATTATATTTTTCACAGCGGCTATCCGACCGGCGATATTGTCGCATCACTTAAGCATATCGCGACGGTTCATAATGCAAAGATCAATCCGAACGCATCGACCGAGGGCGTTAAGGGTTGGGTTTAATATGCAAATAATGGTAATAAATCACTTGGCTCACCTAAGGAGTAAATTATGAAAAAATTTAGTTTAGGACAAATATTATCAATAACAACTGGGAAATTAATGTGTGATATAGGAAAAGTTTATGAGATATTAAATTATCTTACAAATGACAATTTATTTACACATCAATTACCGAGAGCATCGAAAGAATGTCAACCTTGGTTGTTGCATCGATTATCTTGGCTTAAAGAGATAGATTTAAGCAATGTTAATAGAGAAAACTGGGAGGAAATATTGTCTGAACTTGAATTAAAATATGGCAAACAATTTGAACTTGAACCTATACCAAGAGATGACCATGACTACAAAAACCCATTAGACGAACTTGAGAGTATGGTAGGTAAAAAAGTAATAGTTGTAAATGTTGATGGTGAGTGAAGTGATTCAATACCCAAATAATTTACAATATTGTAAAAAAATTAAGGGAGAATGACAAAATTGTAGATATTGTCCTTGCTCATTAAACGGAAATCTGACGAAATGTAATTCGATATCGTTGGTTTTCGGCAATTTGTTAGGTGGCTGGCGGCAGGTAAACTGCCAGCCACCTTTTTGTTTGCCTGTCGCCAGCCTATAGTTTTTTATGGCATTAAGCTCAACATCGACGCTTGAAGATGCACTGGCGCAGTACAATAACAATCTGAACTGGGAGGGAGATCTCACCGCGGCCCGCGCCGCCCTGGCGGCTGTCCGATGGATCCTTGTCAACAGGCCCAAGATAATCGCGACCAACGATCGCAATATCAGCTTCGAGGCCCTGTCGCTGGAAAAGGAAAGGATCGAGAGCTTTATAGGGTCCAGCGATACGTCGATCAATCGGTGCAGCTTCGTGCGTGGAAAGGCAATGTGAGCAGATCCCAAATCATCGAAGATGGCGGCAGGAAGGGCATCTACAGCTCGCTCGGCTATCGCAGCGTTCGCATAGCCTCCAGCGAGGGCAGGGCCTACAGCACTTATCCAGGCAGCGCGCACGATGAGCGGGACCGTGGCCGATTGATAGATCAGAGCCGTTACTTTATGCGCAATAACGCCATCTATAAGGGCATGATCGAGCGGATGGTCTCTTATATCGTCGGCAACGGGTTCGAGCTCCAGGCGGTTTCATCGAGCGCAAAGGCGGTCTCCACGGTGGAAAAACTATGGAAGAATTGGTTCCGGAGGCCAGAGATACGCAATGTCCTGAACGGAGCTCAATTTTCACGAATGCTTATCAGGGAGATCCTTGTTGCAGGTGACATTTCCGCCTTAAAGACGGACAAAGGTGTGCTTCAGCTATTCGAGGCAGAGCAATTGCAGGGTCCCAGGAGCCAATATCCCAACGGCATCCAAAAAGACAAGTTCGGCAGGCCTGTAATGTTTCATTTCTGTCCATGGACCTCTCATTCGGTCGATACGCGAAACGGCACAAGCGTTCAGGCCAAGGATGTTCTTTTTCTCAGCAACCCTGAAAGGCCGTCGCAGATTCGCGGTGTCCCGGCCTCGCAGGCATCATTTCCCATGTTACACCGGCTCAACGATATCTGCGATTCCGAGGCGATAGCCCGCCAGATACTCAGCAGGATAGCCGCCTCGATCCAGAGAGAGGGCGGGCCGGAACTGGCGTACACCGAATCGAAGGAGGACCCGAACAAGACCAGCTCCGATACAGATGGCAATTCGGCGACCCGAGTCACCGAGCTGGATTATGCACTTTTATTTCACGCGGCGCCTGGCGAGAAGATCACAGGGATAGACCGCAATATTCCCGGCGAGGACTTTCCTCAGATTGTCAGGATATTTCTTCGTTTACTGGGGCTGCCTCTGGGCTGTCCTTTGGAATTGATATTGCTCGACTGGACACAGAGCAATTATAGCCAGTCGAGGGCCGTTTTGGAGCAGGCTTACGAGAACTTTATCAACTGGCAGCAATTGCTCATAGATTTCTTTTACAAGCCCTGCTTCGAGTGGAAATACGAAAACTGGCGCCAGCAGGTCGGAAAGACGATCGAGGTCGAGGCCAACTGGATAACGCCGACCTTTCCCTGGATTGATCAGCTCAAGGAGGCAATGGCCCAGGCGACCAAGGTCGAGCGGGGCTTTGTCACGCACAGCCAGGTCTGCAAGTCACTCAATACCGACCGCGATGAGGTGATAGAACAACGGGAAAAAGAGGTCAGGGACGCCATCGATCGGGCCAATCGAATCAAAGAGGAAACCGGCGTCGAGGTTCCCTGGGAGATTTTCGCCGGCCTCAAGCCGTCGAGCGCCAAAGGGACGCTGGCAAAGCCGGCCGATGCAAGTAATTCCGAGGAGTCAAATAATGCCTAATTCAATCGTACACGAATACCAGTCGCAATTATGGATAATGGAGCCGGTCGCCCTGCGGTCTTTCATTCAGCGCCTCGCCGGCCTGCCCGTGGACGCATCCGTTCAAAATAATGAAATAATTGCAGGCCCGCCCGAGCTTAATGTTGTCAACGGCATTGCCCGGATTGAGATTAAAGGCGTTCTGCTTGATAAAGTGCCCCGGTGGCTGAGATATTGGGGAATCGAGGCGACCGGTTATGATGAGATAGTTTCCCTTGTAAATGAAGCCAGTAACAGAAAAGAAGTTAAGGAAATTATGCTTGTAGTGGATTCGCCGGGCGGCCTGGTTTCCGGTGTCGCAGAGGCTTCCAATGCCATTTTTAACGTACGCGAGAACAAACCTGTTTCGGCCCTGATTCAAAACTTAAGCGCCTCGGGCGCTTACTGGCTGACTTCGCAGGCCGTTAAAATTACCGCAGCCGATCCGAATACATTAACGGGCTCCATAGGTGTTTACACTTATTATGTTGACTGGACCAAATACGAGGAGGATCACGGCATTAAAGTCATAGTGATCCGCAGCGGCGAGCATAAAGGCATGGGCCTGGACTCAATTACTGAGAATCAAATTGCCGCGGTCCAGGAATTTATCAACGCGACGGCCGGAAACTTCATCGATGCGGTGGCTTCAGGCCGGCGGATAGAAAAAGAAAAAATCGCCGAATTTTCAACCGGTCAGCTGTGGATCGCCGAAACGGCCCGGCAATTGGGCCTTATAGACACTGTACTGGATAATCGGAATAAAAATCAGCAAAAATCTAATAAAGGAGCAACAAAGATGGATGAGAACCAAATCGAAAAACAGAAGCTCGAAGAGGAAAAAGTCAAAATCGAGCAAGAGAAAAAAGCGGCCGAGCTGGAAAAGGTTAAGCTCGAGGAAAGATCACGGATGAAGGCGCTACGCGAAGAATTTTCGGATGACGCCGAATATGCCCTCAAAGCCTTCGAGGAAGGCTGGACAGTAGAGACAGCCAAGGCCGAGTATTGCGACGTTCTCCGCGTAAAGCTCACCGAGAAAGAAAAAGAAAAGAGCCAAAAGCAGTCCGAGCAGTCGCGGCAGTCGCAGGGGGCAAGTCCTCTTGCCGGCGGAGATACGGACGGCTCGGCTGAAGGCGATTTTCTCAGCGAGGCCCGAAAAATGGCGGCGGAAGAGAAGATCAGCATAACGGCTGCGATGCAAAAGCTCAGGCGCAGCAAACCGGAGCTGCACCAGGCTTACCTGCAGAAGTGCGAGACGGCCGGCAGGCAGATGTACAGCCAGCCGGGCTGAAACGAAAGGATTTTGCCGAAAGTCGAAAGCGAAAAATTAGAGCCTGTTATCACTTATTAAGGAGCAAATAATTATGGCAACACAACAAAACAGCCCGATACACCTGACCGCGGGAGAGGCATTTAGCGTCCCTTATCTTCGCGTCAAGGCCAACGGGCGAACGGCAAATATCGCCGACTCGAAGGATTACGGGGTCGGCACCAATCAGGTCAAGCAGAGCAGCGGCGATGAAATGGATGTTCGGCGCTACGAGGAAGGGACGTGCAAGATGGTCGCTTCCGGGACGATAGGGGCCGGCAAAAAGGTCTACGCCGCCGCCTCGGGCAAAGTGGCCTCCAGCGGCACACTGCTCGTGGGTACGGCCCTCGATGCGTCTTCGGCCAATAACGATGTCATCGAGGTCCTGCCGCACGCGGGCCTGCTGCAGTCTTCGAGCAGCTCTTCGAGCTCATCGAGCAGCTCAAGCTCCAGCACATAAACCGCGCGGCAAGCCGAGAGCCGACGGGGCAATGAAAAAGAAACCCTAACGGGGCAATGAAAAAGGAGAAATAAAATGATACAGCCAGGAACACACGCCACGCCCAGAATGGATCTGGGAGTCGCCTTTCACGAGTATTCGACCGCGGCAATGCGGTTTATCGCAGACCTTATCCTGCCGCAGCGGGGCGTTCAAAAAAAGGCCGCTACGATGAAAGTGACCAAACGCAAGAACCTCGATGTACCCAACATCAAGAGGGCCAACGGCTCGGCCTATAACCGCATCACGCTCTATATGGACGATATGAGCTACGAGACGGTTAACGAGGGCCTCGAAGTACCCGTAACCGATGAGGACCGGGAAAACTACGCCAATGATTTCGATGCAGAACTCGAGGCAACCATGGCTTTGAAGATCAAGATGCGGCTGGCCCGCGAGCTGGCCGTCGAGCAGGCGATCTTCAATACCACCACCTGGGACACATCGACCGCCGCTCTTTACACAGACTATTCATCGGCGCCGTGGGACGCGGCCGGCTCGGCGGTAATCAAGCAGATCCAGACGGTGCGCGAGCAGGTCCGCAAAAATTGCGGCATACCGGCCAATTCGATGGTCATATCGGAGGCATCTTTCGTCAATCTGCTCAATAATACCGAGATAAAGGCCAAGTTTCCCGGCGCCACGGTAGTCACCGAGGCGATGATGCGGGCGCAGATGGGCGCAATATTCGGGATTACAAATCTGCTGGTCGGCCAGGCAGTTTACAACACGGCCAATGAAGGCCAGGACTTTTCCGGCGGCGATATTTGGCCGGACGATTATGCCATGATTGCCGTTCTCGGCAGCGAGGGGCTGCCTCTTACCGAGCCGCAATTGGGCCGAACCATCGTCTGGAACGAGTACGCATCCGACGTCGAATACCTGGAGTCATATCGGGAAGAGCAGACCGAAAGTGATATTATCCGTTGCAAAAGGTTCATCCAGCACAAGATTTTCGATCCTTATTTCGGCCACCTAATGAAAATTGATGCGTAATGAGTGACATTTTCGACGAAACATTGAAATCGGCATCGGCAGCTTTTTTTCTGCTGCCAGGCGCCGAGAAGATCCTTTACCGACCCCGCACGGGCGCGGTCCGGCTGATCGATGCGGTGATTACCAGGAACGAGGCCGAGCAGTTGCCTGCCGTCCGGATGGGCAGTCTGCCGCGGTTCGAGGTGCTTGTCAGGAACGATTCGGCAAAAGGGATCTCTTCGGATGATTTCGACGGCGGCGGCGATAAGGTGGACCTGGCCGAGAGAATCGGCGAACCGCCGAGGACCTTAAGGGCAGGCGAGATAATCAATCAGGACGCCGGCATGATGCTGATAGCGGTCCAGTGAGAAACAAATGATTGAGATTCGATACGATGACAGGCGGTTGAAGGAGCTGGAGCGGACTTTGCGCGGGATCCCGCGGTCGATGCCGAAGGTAATGAGCCGCGGCCTCAATCGGACCGCCTCGCAGGCCCGCACGCAATCGGCGCGATTCCTCTCGAGCCGGACCGGCGTCAAAGTAGGTGACGTCCGCAAGAGCCTGGGCCTGCACAAAGCCAGCTATTCTCACTGGAGATCGGGAGTCCGGGTCAGCGGCAAAAGGCTTTCGCTGCGATACCTCTCGCCGAGAAAGACGCGGCGCGGCCTGTCGGTCAAGGCCGGCAGAAAGCGGGTGACTATCCGTCACGCCTTCGAGGCGCTCAAGGGCTGGTTTATCCGCCTGCCTGAAGCCGGCGGCTATAAGGGCACGCTGGGCGTCGAGCAGGCCGTCGAAATCGACTCGGCCAGGAAGGTCGGCCGCCTGCCGGTAGGCAGGATTCGCGGGCCGGTACTTTCGCAGATCTTCTCCGCAGCGCCCGAGCAGGTCGCCCGCATTCAGGCTGAATCGGCAAAGCTACTGGCGAAAAATATCCACGACCAGGTCAGGCTGATCCTGGCGAGGAGGGCCGGATGAGCAACCCGATCGTAGAGCAGATAGCGGTAAAGTTAGTCGATGCCGTCAATGCTATAACGGTCGCAAACGGCTACAACCAGACGCTTATTGCCGTTCGTCCGAAGCGTATTCACCTCGAGGGTGACATTAACGATGATCTTAATGTGATCATCGAGCAGGAAGATGCCGTAATCGAGGCCGATTCTACCACGCATATCATCTGGCGGCAGGGCTTTACGCTTCAGGCCTTAGTGATTGATTCGGACGATGAGACCGATCCGATCGATACGCGGCTGAATCTCGTCCGAAGCGATATCGAAAAAAAGCTGATGACGCCCGATACACAGGACCTCGGCGGACTCGGCGAGGTCCTGCTCAAAAGTGCAGAAAAATTCATAGCCGACCCGCAGATTGCGGGCATCGCGGTCAATATAGATGTGCTCTATCAGGTCGCCGTCGGCGATCCGTACAGCAATAGTTAGTTAAAGGAGAAAGATTATGATACTTCACGGCTGGACCCTTACCGGCTCCTCTAGCGGTGTTTTAGGCAAGCTGACGAATATAGATTATTCGGGCCTCACAGAAGACGAGATTGACGTGACCAACGCCGACTCGACCGAAAAATGGAACGAGTTCGAGGGCGGATTCAAGGACCCGGGAATAATCCGCGCCGATTTACTATTCGACGCCGCGACGCTCGAGACCATCCTGGATGCGTTCGCCGGCGACAACGAGACCTGGACACTGGCAAAGGACACCAAGACACTGCAGGTCTCCGGCCATATCCGCTCGGCGAACCTGAGCCTGCCTCTGCGCTCGGCAGGCATGCACCCGATTGAGATTCGATGCAGCGGAATGCCCGCCTTCCAGAGCAGCTATTCATCGAGCAGCTCTTCGAGCTCCTCGAGCAGTTGATAACGGAAATTAAAGAAAGGAAATATCATGGCAGATAACTGGGCCGACAAAAAGGCTCTATTCGCCGCGCCGGTAAAGAAAGAGCGGCACACCATCGAGGGATTCGGTGACGTCTGGATCCATTCTCTTACCTGCGGGCAGAAGGACGAATACGAGACTTCGGCTTACGAGGTTATGAGCGGCTCGCGGGAGGTGCGAATGCACCAGGCCCGGGCGCTTCTTATCGCCTGGAGCGTCTACGACCAGCACGGCAACCGGTTCTTCGCCGATAAGGACATCGGCAGGATCGAGGCGCTGCCGTCCTGGATAACAGAGCCGATCTACCTGAAGGCCCGCAAACTGTCACGCATGACGGCCGGCGATATGGATGAGCTGGTAAAAAACTCCGCAGCGATCCGGAGCGAAGACTCCGCTACCGGATCGCCGCCCTCTTCGGATGCAGCCGTCAAAGAGTAGATAACGAGCTTTCGACGGCCGAGCAGGCCGAGTGGCTTGCCCTCGAGTCGGTCGAGCCGTGGGGCGAAAAACGGGCCGATTACCGCGCGGCGGTCATCTGCTGGACCATTGCCTGCTGCAACTGGTCAGGCAATGGCCGACAGCCGCAGCTGAAAACTTATCTTAAATATTTCGAGTTTTGCCAAAAAGAACAAGATGAAGACCATTTTGTTCAGCAGATTAGCGGATTGAAATAATGGCACTTAGCACGACAGTTGGACTGGAATTTGTTGCCCGCGATCGCAGCAGGGCCGGGATGATGAGCTTCCAGCGCAATATCGGCTCGATTACAAATAGCGCCCTTCGTCTGGCGGGCCTGACCGGCGGTATATATTTGGTTCAAAGGGCCTTTCGCGGCCTTCTCGAAGTGACAAAGATACAGGAACGGGCTGAAACCGATCTTAGAGCGGCGGTCGGCGGCAATATAGATGAATACAAAAAATATGCGGCCCAATTGCAGCGGCTCACCGTTTATGGTGACGAGCAAATCCTCAGTGAGATGGCTTACGCAGCCAATCTGGGTGTTACCACGGATAAATTGGAGGCTGCGGCAAAAGCGGCGATAGGCCTGGCCGCTAAGTATCGCATCGATTTAAGATCAGCTATGATGCTGGTCGGAAGGGCCTCACAGGGACAGACTCAACTGCTTACCCGTTATGGTATCGTACTTGATGATAGCCTGACTCCGCAGGAAAAATTCAATGCACTTTTGAAGATAGGTGCCGACAATTTCGGTCTTGCCGAAGCGCAGGCACATGATGCATCCGGCACAACCGAGCAGTTTAAGAATGCGATGGGAGATCTGGGCGAAAAGCTGGGCGGTCTTGTTTTGCCCGCGATGACCAAAGTTACCAGGGCGATTCTTGATGGTGCTGAGGCAATCGGCAAATATAACGAAAAAACCAAAACAGCCATCAGTCAGCAGGAAGAGATTCGCAAATGGACTACAGGGTCCTGGGGATTCAATCTTCAGCAGATGGCTGAAATAAGTGGTCGTGCACAAAACCTGCCAATAGGAAGAATCGAATTTGGTCCAGGCCGGCTGGAATATATCGAACAAATGAAAAAACGGGCAGCCGAATTGCAGGCGGAAGCAAATAAAACCAGTGAGGCTGGTATGGTCCTGGCCAAAGAGCAGATAGCCGCCGAAAAGGCCGCTCAGAAGCAGGCCCTGCAGGACACTCGCGAGTATGTTCAATCGGTTCGCCACATGGATTATCTGACGCGGATGGAGCGGATCCAGAATCTTGAGGATTATCGGGCCGCGCATCAGGAGATAATGTACGATGTGACCGGAGCCGAGACGGAGGCCGGCAAGGCGATTCGCCAGGAGATCGAGGCCGTCAAAAATTCACGCCTGGACGCCATGAAGGTCTATGCTGCCGAGCTGCGCGAGGATATGCAGAATACGAGCCTCTATATCAGTGAAAGATTCGCAGAGGCGTCGCGGTCCATAGAGTCGTCGTTGAGCTCCAGCTTTCAATCGATGATGAGGGACGGGACGAGCTTTCGAGATGCGATGATACAATTTCTCACCGATATTGAAAATGCCTTTATAAAAATGGCCGCGGATATGGCGGCCCGTGCGGCGGCCGCGAGCATTCTCAACCCGATAATGGGTGGGCTGGTGAGTATTTTCACCGGCGGCGGCAGCCCGAATTATGCGCCTAATTTCAGAACTGATTATTCCAACGCCGGAGTACCGCCGGTATTGTCGGTGACAAGACATCACGGCGGCGCCGCCGCGTGGACCGGGCCGATGCGGCTGGTCTCGCCGGATATATTCGCCGACGCCCCGAAGTTCCACGATCTCAATCCCGGCGAGGTCGCCGTAATAGCCGAGCGCGGCGAGGAGATATCCAGGCCGGGCACGAATAAAAATCAATCGCCGCCCAATGTAATCGTAAACAATTACACGGGCCAAAACTTTCAGACCGACGGGCCGGCCTCTTTCGACGGCCAGAACTGGGTGATCGGAATAGTGGCAAAGAACATAAAAGAGGGCGGCACCTTGAAAAGGATGATGAGACGATAAGATGGCAACTTTTCCGACTTTGACACGGGCGGTTTCGCACCGCGGATGGCAGGAAACGAAACTAATCGATCCGACTATTCGCACGGAATTTGTCTCCGGGGCCGTAGCCACACGGGCGCGATTTTCGGGCACGGTGCCCGTCCTTTATAACGTCACGTATCATCACATATCTCCGGCCGACAAGGCCTCATTGGAGAGTTTCGAGGATTCGCTCGATGTCGGTGTCACTACCTTCAATTGGTATAATATCCTGACAGCCGCAATGTGGATCATGCGCCTTTATGCCCCAATCCAGTTCGGCCTCGAACCGAAGTGCATAGATAAATATTACGCCCAAATCCAGATGTTCGGCTCGGCTGGTAGCTCATCTTCCAGCTCGCAGTCGAGCAGCTCGAGCTGCTCGTCCAGCAGCTCATCGTCCTCATCGAGTGCATAATGCCTGAAGATATCGATAAATATATTATTCGAGAAAAGAACAGGCTCGCCGGCGGCGGCGCCTGGCTCTGGCTCCTGGATATAGAGATCGAGAGCCAGCCGGTCCTTCATCTGGTCAATAACATCCAGGACATCGTCTATCGCGGCACAACATATAACAGGTGCAATTTCCAGATGGAACCTTATGACAAGTCCGAGAGCGGTCGGCTTTCCGAGCTTAATATGAATATAACGAATACCGATTTGATAACGGGAATTTTGCCTTATATCAACGATTACGGCGGACTGGTCGGCTCGCTGATTACGCGGACGCCAATCAATGCCAATTATCCCGATATAGATATGTCATCGAAGGCCGAGGAGTTCATGGTAATGGGCTGCTCGGCTGGAGAGGAATGGATATCGTTCGTATTAGGAGCGCCGAGCCCTTTGAGCCGGAAGTTCCCGGACAAGCGTTTCTTCTCCGGCTACTGCCGATACGTCGGAAAGTTCAAAGGTATCGAGTGCGGCTATTCAGGCGGCGATTCGACCTGCAACGGCACTCCGGAAGATTGCGAGAGTAAAGGCAATTTCGAGCGGTTCGGCGGCCAGGTCGGTTTGCGCAGCAAGACTGTGAGATTCGCATTATGAGCCTTATCAGTGAAAAACCTGATCTGAAAGATTTAATAGGCCGGCCTTACGAGACCGGCGGGCGCGGCCCGGCTTCTTACGACTGCTGGGGGCTGTGCATGGCGGCGGCAGAGAAGATGGGCCATCGCCTGCCCGAGCTGGAGATTCCCAATGATCTCGATCTGCGAAGGAAACTGGTCACTGTGCAGCGCCAGGCTAAATTTCGAAGGATGGCCGGGCCTAAGGCCGGATCCTTGGCGCTATTCAGGATAATCGATGATGAAAATCAGATTCGCTGGCACGTCGGCCTGGTTTTGTTTGATACACATAAATTCATTCACACCACCGAGAAGATGGGGGCCAATATAAGCAGGCTCGATCGCCAGCCGTGGAAACTATTCATCGAGGGATTTTATGAACCGCGCGCTTAAAATTATCGTCGTCAAGAATCCTCTTATGGTAAATAAAGACAGGATCGTCGAGTCGGTCCCTTTCAGGAACCAAAACCTTTCGGACGTTCTCGCCGAATACGCGAAAGACTTGATCCATGCAGTAGTATGCATTAACGGCAGGAAACTACCCGCCATTGAAAAAGAGCGATACGATCAGGTTCTTAAGCCGGGTGACGAAATTATTATTTTGCCGGCCATACGCGATCCTATCAGTGCAATAATTGCTATCACTTCATGGGTCGTCTCAACGGCCGGCCCGATCCTTCTGACCGCCGCTATCAATATGGGCATCGCATACGGTATTTCTTATTTGATTCGTGCAATCGGATCATCGCCCGAGGAAGCCGATATCGATTCCAATCCTTCCTACGGCTGGTCGCCGGTCACCATGCAGCGCCAGGGCTTTCCCATAGGCAGGGCCTATGGAACCAACAAGCAGCACGGCAACATAATCGCCGGCTGGCGGACGCCCTCCGGCGGCAATGAGACGCTCTCGATGCTGATTGCCTTCGGCGAGGGCCCCGAATACGGCATAGTTAGCGGAACAATATATCTGAACGGCCAGCCCATCGATAATTACGATTCGATCAATATCTACGAGCGGCGGGGCTGCATGGAGCAATCTGCAATCTTTACATCGGTCAAATGCGAATACCAGGCCGAGCAGGAAGTGCTCCACAAGGACGACGGTGGCGAGCCGATCGTCTGGACCACGCCGGACAGCGATTTCGATGCACTCGAGATCGCGGTCCGCTACAGCGGCCATTACGTGCATCAGGATGGCGGCACCGAGGTCCAGTACGTCGGCATAAAGATTCAGATTTCAGAGCACAATGCAGAGACGTGGTACACACTGGTCAATGAAGAGCAGGATTGCCACAACGAGCCTCATCAGACTAACTATTATTCCGGCACGAATTATTCCGGCGGCTCTCCGGTAACGATTACCAAGGGCAAGCGTTATGAAATAAAGGTCACCAAGACCAATCCCGGCCGGGTCTGGGACGACAATCGCAAGAGCCGTTATTTGTATCTGACGACCATCCGCGAGGCGATTTATACGCACTTCAAGTATCCGGGCCTTTCGCTGCTGGGTGTATCAGCCGTAGCAACCGAGGACTTGAGCGGCTCGGTCCAGGTTTCCTGCGTTCGCAAGGGCCGGATCGTCAACGTCTATGACGGCTCGGGCTGGTCGCTTGAATGGTCCGACAATCCGGCCTGGGTGATCTGGGACATACTGACAAGGCCGGTTATTAGCGGCGACGGCGCCGGGACCGCTTACACCGTGGAGCGCTACGATGGGCTGGAACCGGGCAGGCTGACTCCTTATCTGGGCGAATGGTACGAGGCTGCTCAGTATTTCGATGATTTAATCTCCGACGGCCAGGGCGGCTATGAAAAAAGGATAATATTCAACGGCGTTTTCGATTCGGCCGTTACCGTCTGGGAGGCGGTGGAAAAGATCTGCGCCATCGCGCGCTGCGAGGTGACCAGGATCGGCCGGGACTATACGATCCTGGTCGATAAGCCCTGCGACGGCGATCCGGTCCAGTTGTTTTCCGCCGGCAATATCAGGCCCGGCACTTACCGGCGCAATTATATCGATCTTAACGACCGGACCGGCGAGCTTGAAATAGACTACCAGGACCAGGCGCTCGATTACGAGATGACCCCGATGATGTACGTCGACAACGCCATCGAGAGTCACGCGGCCAAGACGATAGAGGGATTCGGCATAACGCGCGCATCCCAGGCATGGCGTGCCATGTATTACGAGCTTGCGAAAAACCGAATCCTCAAATATACGGTCGAGTTCGAGGCGGATATCGACGCGATTGCCTGCCGCAAAGGTGACATTGTTTTAGTGGTCGAGCCGTGGCGATTGGGCGGCCGGGTAATCAGCAGCCCCGCCGCCAATCAAATCTTGCTTGATGCCCCGCCGTCTGTTAGCGGCGACGATACGATTGCGGTCCGCGTCAATCATCCCGATACCGGCGCTGAGACGGTTGAAACGCACGGCGTCTCGGAGGTCAGCGGCTCGGCCGTGACGATAGCGGACACTTGGAACGTCATACCGAAAAAAGATGATCTCTACGCATTCGGGCCGACCACCCGGATAGTCAAAAAGTTCCGCGTTGTCGGTATTACAGAGGGGGCGGAGCTGTGAGCAGGAAGATAACTCTAATCGAATACGATGACGACATCTACGCCGGCGACGATATGGACGCCGATATCGCAAACATCAGCTCGTACAACAGCGCGCTCGGCGGAAAAACGGCCGAGCAGAGTGCAGCCGAGATCGAGGCCGAAAGAATCGACGCCCAGGTCGAGGCCCAGTTATCAGGCCTGCATGATTATTTGATCGGGATATCATCGAGCAGCTCATCGAGCTCTTCGAGCAGCGCCGGATCTGTTTCCTTTTCCAGCAGCTCGCAATCCAGCTCGAGCTCTTCAAGCTCCCTTTCGAGCTCAAGCCTTTCGAGCAGCTCCGAATCTTATAGCTCGCAATCCAGCTCAAGCTCTTCAAGCTCTTTTTCGAGCTCCAGCTCTTCGAGTTCCGTTGTGCCGATAACAATCGGGCCCGGTGCGACTGATAGAAATGGCTTCATAGATCCCGGTTATACAATTATTTGTCTTGGTAACCCGGCCGCCGGCTCCGGGATCCTAACCAGCGTGGAAATATGGGCCTTTACGGACATTAGCGGATTAAGAATCGGGACATTTTATAACGACGGCGGTGTAACTTTTGTCTGTCGCGACAGTGAGAGCATTGGAAATGTTGTTTCCGGCTCGAAGCAGATTTTTGAAGTAAGCATTAACGTGCAGCAAGGCGATTATCTCGGCGCCTATTGGCTGACTGGTCAAATGGAAAGATCGACCGAAAGCGAGGATGGTTATTATTATGT